TTACCACCACCTAAATGGCCAAATGGAAAGTATCCTTGCCATCCATCTACTGCAACTGCAAAACCTACAATCTCTCCTTTACCTAAAGCCCAACCAGCTCCAAGTCTGTCATTAATACCATCGTCTCTTGTTTCTAAATCTATTGCTATTTCTTTTGCATTAGATAAATCTTTATATTCTAATGGTGTATTCCAAATAGATTTTTTAAATGTTAATGTTAGTTGTAAGCCTTTGCTCATAATCCTCTAATGATATGTGTTTTAATTTTGCATAATGTTTTGGACAGTAAAGTTTTTTCATTTCCACGAAGACAGCTTTTTCACTACACTCACAGCATCTTTTTTCTTGAATTTTTTGTACCAAGAAAGATTGCCTATTGTTTTTATCCATGATGTATCTCTACCGTTTTCTTTGCACCACTGTAAATGATTTTTTAAAATAGTGGTATAAATAAGTTTATTCTCCTGCATTGTCTTTTAAATGTTGAATTTCTAAATCACAATAATGTTTTATCTTATTTAAATCTTCAATTGATTTACCCTTAGTTAAATATCTACAAACATATTTAATTACATTTGCTTGAAAAGGATTGAGGCCATTCTTTCTTATAAAAGTCCATGGCTGTATAAAAAAAGATTTATAGTGGGATCCTCCGACTTGCTTGTCATCAGGAAAAGTTTCGTCAAATATATCTTTATTTGTCATTTTTTTCTTGGACATAAATTAAATAATCTGCACCAATTGGGTAGTTAAACTTATAATCAGTTCTCAATAAATGTAAAGTTTTTCTTGCACGAGTTGCACCAGTGTACCAAACTCTTCTTTCATCACTTTTTTCTTGTTTAGATTTATGACTATAGTCAGATGGAAAGTTACCTTTACTGTACAAAACAACATGATTAGCTTCTCCACCTTTAACTGAATGAATTGTATCTATTGTAATAAGTGGATCCTTATCTAATTCTTTTTGTCCATATCTTCGTAACAATCTAATAAAATGTCTTACTTGCCTTGGTTTGAAATTTCTTCTTAATATCCAATACCAAGGTTTCTTAGCATCTTCATCTTTCAATTCTAAGCCACACCATTCTTTTAAATCGTTAAAATTATATTCTGTAAAATCAGGTTGTGCTCTCCAAAATTTATCTGTTCTGTAATTAGGATCTGCAAGTTCTCTTATAAATTTATACATGTTCCTTGCTTGTTTCTTATCTAATTTTTTACCTTTTGTAATCGCAGTCCAAGCTTTAATTGCTTCCCATTGCTTTTCATCAAAACATTTATTGTCTCTATTATCTTTGTAATATAAGCCAGCATCCTTTGCCAACATTCTAAGTTCGTTAACTGTTTCAGTGATACGACCTAAGATGTACCAATCTTCTTTTAAATTTTCAAAAGGAATTTCTTTGAATGATAGATAACTCTTAACATAGCCTTGGCTCTTACCAGGTAGATATTCTTTTTCTTCACTGTCTCTTATACCTCTTCTAATTACTTGTGAGAATTGATAGATAGCTTCTCCAAACCTTTGAGTCTTTCTTAATTTTACTTTTCGACCTGGAAAAAACTTTGTAAAGTATTTTGGATCTGCTCCATTCCACTTATATATACCTTGATCATCATCTCCAGCTAAATAAATTTTATCTGACTTCATGGCCATCTTATAAATTACTGACCACTGCAGCGGTGTACAGTCTTGAGCTTCATCTAAAATTAAAACCTTGAGACGTGGAAAGTCTACCTCTTTTATAGTTCTTTCAATCATGTCATCAAAATCTATAAAAGATCTTTCTCCTCCACCTTGTTTGTAATGTTCATAGGTAGAGATCTTACGATTAAATACTGTTAACGAATCTTTTTTGTATGACTCTTTCTTATAAACTTCTTCAGGATCCATAAGTAAATTTCTTGCTTTACTATAAATACCAAGCGACCAATCTTTAAATGTAAACGTATCATCTGCTAATCTTTTGTCAGATGTTTTGATTATCTTTGTCTGTAATGCAAAATCAATTGCACAATGTTTAGGATCAAATACTTCTTCTTGAAAATATCTCCTACAATATGTGTGAAGCGTTTTAAATCTTAAAAAGTCTTCAGAAGAATAATTTGGAAAAGCATCCATTGCTCTTTTCACTGCAGTATTAACAGCCTTATTTGTAAATGATAAGTATGCAATATCAGATGGCTGCACTCCTCTTCTTAAATAATTTTTTAAAACTCTTTCAATTAGAGTATATGTTTTACCAGTTCCTGGAGGACCAAAGATTTTAATAGTTTTTCTATATAAATCTTCTAATATTTTAAGTTCTGAATTTTCCTGTGTGGAATTCATCATCCATCTCCGATGGTTCGTTTTTCTTTTTAGTGGGTTCAGACGGTGTTGATTTATAATCAACAAACTTAGGCATTGTTACATACCATACATTTTTTTCTCCACTACCGGGATGATACTCTAATCTTTCACATCCTAAAAGATTAAATGCTTCATTAGCTGATCTAAAGACTTTGTTCTTACCCAAAAAATTTTCAAATGTGATTCTTTTAAAATAACAAACATTTGTTTCAGAATCTAATATTACATAGTTATCTTTTAATTTATTGAAGTCGTCTTCTTCAATGTGGTTTTCAAAAAACTTTTTAAGGAAACTATATTTTTGTTCTCCTATATTATCTTCAAATTTCATCTGTTCATTCTCAACTGCCTTCTTAACAATTGTAGACATTAACATTTCAAAAGGTGAAGGACCAGATCTTGGCCTAGGAAGTGTCATCCAAAAAATTCCATACTTTAATAATTTAACTCTCCAAGATTTTTCATCTTTCATATCTTCAGGATTCACAACAATTTTTTCTCCTTGAAAATTAAAAGTAAATTCAATTGTAGTTGGAGTTCGAATAAAAGTAATATCCTCAAAGTCATCTATTAAATCTGGTACTTGGCTACCTATACCAAGCTTTCTAAATTTACATAAGTCTTTATTACATATAGGTGTGATAGCACCAAACTTAGGTGGACATTTATAATTATAATCTTTTTTAGTTACAGATTTTGCTACAGAGTTTTTAACTTCATTTACATCTAAAGGTGTTACAAATATCTGTTGGTTTCTTTGTGCAAGAATATTTGTCATCTCTTCGATGTTAATCTTACCATCTCTTTTTTTCATTTCTAAGACACCAACATTGTAGAGTAAATCATTTCTATGATTGCCTGACCATTTATCCATAATCATTTTTTGAATACAAGGTGGGTAGTGTTTCCAATCTTCTTCAGGCTCGTATTCCTTAACTTTAATATTTGATAATTGTTCAATTGTTACAGTTTTATTTTTAACTAAATCTAAAAATCCACCAATCATTATAGGTGTATTGTTCTCATTATATGCAAATTCAGTTGTAGCATTCATGTTGAAGTATGGCATGTTCATACATTTGTTCATTGGAAATACTTCTAATGCTTGAAAGAAATTTTTATTCCATTCATGTAATTTTTTTAAAACATCTTTAACTGGACTCCAATCATTAAGAAATAAAAATAAATGCAAGCCACCAGACTTAGATCTAACTGGTATCAATGGTAGCTGATTGTCTCTAAGAATATCTATTACTTTTTTTTGTGAATAATCCTTATAACTTTGTGGGTCTATATCTATACAGCCCCATTTACATAAATCATCTTTTTCAGGTTTAATTCCAATCCTTTGTTTACCATCCAAATGATCCTTCCATAATTTAAGAGTAACTGGTTCGTGAACCGTGAATGTTTCTACTTGAACCTTGCCCCGTTCATCTACTTCTCCCGTAGAAGAAGTAGTAATGAACAGTTCAGAATTACCCTCA